CAGATTGATTCATTTGGTTGGGAGTATGACCCGTTCAAAGGATTGAATAAACCTCTTAAAGGAGATATGAATTATTACTATGATGCAGATACTGACATACAAAAAATGCAAGCATTAGTAGAATATGATAAGGTTCTTATAGAAACATTAGAAGAAATAATGTCTACTATAAGATGGCGACATCAAAACATTGGTAACATAATTAAATGGAGAGCATTTGAAGCCGGCGCGTAAAATTAAAGGTATTCCACCACATGATAAATTTCCATGTAGTTGTGGTCGTTCACCTACTGGTAGATGTTGTGGTTGGCATAAGTTAACAGAAGAAGAATACATGGAAAAATTTAAATTATATAATAAGGAGAAAAATAATGTATAGTTGGAGTAAAGATTGGCCAACCTTAACCGAACTCTTTTTCGGTAAAGGTAATGGACCAACAGGAAAGACAGTTAAAAATGGTATGACTGAGAAAAAACCAGTAAAAACTAAAAGTAAGGAGAAGTAAACTACAGTAATGTTTACTATTTCTAAAGAGGCTGAAAAATATATTGCTGACCTTTTTAAAGAGCAAGGTGAAGAGCTAGGATTAAAAGTAGAGGTTGAAATGGCTGGAACGCCTAGAGCTAATGTTACTTTTAATTTTTGTAGACCTGAGGACATGCATAAGAAATATGAGAAATTTCCTTATAAAGGATTTGATGTCTATGTTGCTGTAACATATATTGAACCTTTAAAGGATGCTGATGTTGCATTAAAGGTAGATGGTACAAATAAAAAACTTACAATCACTGCACCAAACGCTAAGGGTGATGTACCTGGAAATGATGCATCTCTTAAAGAAAAAATAGAATATACACTTATAACTGAGATTAGTCCTAGGCTAGCTTCTCATGGTGGATACGCTGAATTGGTAGAAATAACTAAGAAGAATGAAGTAGTTTTAAACTTTGGTGGAGGATGTCAAGGTTGTAGTTCAGTAGCAATAACATTAAAGGACGGAATAGAAAGAGAACTTATGGGACTTTATCCTGAAATTGCTGCAATACTTGATGTGACTGACCATTCTAATAAAGAAAATGCCTATATGTAATATAACTGTTAAAGTTAAAGATAATGCATTCCTTTATATTGATAGTGATGATAAAGGAGTGTTACATGAATTAAGTGAGGCATTTACTTTTTATGTCCCTAACTATAAGTTTACACCTCAATTTAGAAACAAATTATGGGATGGAAAGATTCGTCTCTTTAATATGCGTGACCAATCAATCTATTCAGGATTATTTGGTTATATAAAAGCTTTTTGTATAGAAAGAGATATAAAGCTTGATACATGGGATGACCCATCAACAATAAAATATAATCACCCAGGATTTGTATATGATGATGACCTATCTTGGATTAAAGATATTCCAATTCCGTGGATACCAAAAGACTATCAGTTAGAAGCTATTCAACATGGATTAAAAACAAGGTCTGGACTTCTAGTATCACCTACAGCTTCAGGTAAATCATTAATAATATATCTCCTTATGAGATATTTTTTAATGCATAATGATGATAAGGTATTAATAATAGTACCTACCACTTCCCTTGTCAAACAAATGTATGGAGACTTTTCTGAGTATTCAGAAAAGGATATAGAATGGAGTGCAAATAAGAATTGTCATGAAATAATGGCAGGACTTTATAAGTATCATAATTGGAAAAGAGTTTATATATCTACTTGGCAATCAATTTATCAAATGCCTAAAAAATATTTTCAGCAATTTGGTATGGTGATAGGTGATGAAGCTCATAACTTTAAAGCTAAATCTCTTACTAGTATACTAACCAAATGTACTGAGGCTCGATATAGATTTGGATTAACAGGCACTCTAGATGGTACACAAACTCATAAACTTGTATTGGAAGGATTGTTCGGTCCTCATAAAAATATAACAACATCAAAAGCCCTTATTGATAGAGGTGATTTAGCTAATTTATCTATAGACATTATATTACTTAAACATAAAGAAGAATCATGCAAAGAAGTAAATGGTATGAAGTACCAAGAGGAAGTAGATTATATTGTGACATGTGAGGCGCGAAATAAATTTATTAAGAACTTAGCTCTAGACCAAAAGGGTAACACATTAATTTTGTTCCAATATGTAGAGAAGCATGGTGAACCATTATTTAGAATGATTGATGAAGCGGTTAAAGGATTATGGGAAATGGGTAAAAGAAAAGTATTCTTTGTAAGTGGTAAAGTTCCAGCCGATATAAGAGAAGAAATTAGAGCTATAACAGAAAAAGAAAAGGATGCTATATTGGTTTGTTCTTATGGTACATTCTCTACTGGTGTCAATATAGTTAATCTAAATAATATAATTTTTGCCTCGCCCAGTAAGAGTCAGATAAGGGTATTACAATCTATTGGTAGAGGATTAAGAAAAACAGATAAGGATACCAAGTTGTATGACATAGCTGATGACCTACATTGGAAATCAAGAAAGAATTATACGCTAAATCATAGTAAAGATAGGGTAGAAATATACGCTAAAGAAAAATTTAAATTTAAGATACATGAGGTCAAATTATTATAAATAGATATATGGATAATCTAGAAAACAAAAAATTCCCAGAAAGACTGGAAGATGTTCCAGTTAAACTATTTAAATTGGTTTCAGGTGAAACGATAGTTGCATACACGCATGAGATAGAAGAAGCTCATGGTGGGTTAATAGGTATTGAAGAACCAATGAAAGTAATAGTTGAGGACCAAACACATTTTGTTATGACTCCGTGGCTACCATTTGCATCACAGAAGTTGCATGTATTAGAGGATTTTAATGTTATGTTAACGTCGGAAGTGAACGTTGATGTTAAAGCTCATTATATGAAAATAATATTAGATGGTACTCAACAAAACCAGGAAGAAATCAAAGAGGATATACGAAGACTACGAGGTGGTTCTACTGTACACTAAGCTCTCTATTCTGGTCTCCCCGACAATCTATTCTATTATATCATATAAATACGCAAAAGTAAACAGTCTTTGCAAAATAAATATTAATTAATTTACTGTTTACTTTAAGGGATAATTATGATATAATGTATATAAACATGGAGATAATATGAGTGAAAAAATCAAACCCAGAGAGAAACCCCATTACGTAAATAATCGACAATTTTCATATGCTGTCGTTGACTATGTGACTGAGGCCCAAGAGGCTAAGAAAAAAGGATTAAAGAATCCTGTAGTAACAGATTATATAGCCACATGTTTTATGAAAATCTGTGAAGGCCTTTCCCATAAACCAAACTTTGTTCGGTATACTTATCGTGATGAAATGGTTATGGATGGAGTAGAAAATTGTCTTAAAGCAATATATAATTATAGAATAGATGCATCCACCCGTACGGGAAAGCCAAATGCATTCTCTTATTTTACTCAAATAGCTTACTTTGCTTTTATACGCAGAATAGTTAAAGAGAAAAAACAAACAGATATTAAATTTAAATTTATGGCTCAAGCAGATATAGAAGACTTTGCTTCATCTATAGATAAAAATAGTCCTATTGACCAATCATTTCTTGATACAATTAGAGAGAAAATATCTAGGATTCAAGAAACTGACCAAGCTATTAAAGATTTTGCTAAGGCTGAAAAAGAAAAAGAGAAAAAAGGTTTAGAAAAGGTGATGTAATGACACATAGAGATTTATTAATTATTGGCTATGGTGTAGTCGGCCAAGCTGTATATGAAGGTCTAAATAAAGACTCAATGAACTATATAAAAATTATGGACCCACCAAAGGATATGAATCCTTTAGATGATGGCATTAATGATTATTCAGATTATGGTTATTATGATGGCATTATAATATGTTTACCCACACCACAAGGACCAACAGGTGAATGTGATGATATGATGGTTGAGCAATATATTCATGAAATCCGTTTAGCAGCACCGTTTATACCTATCCTTATTAAGTCAACCATATCAATTGAACTAATTGCGTTATTGGAAGACGACAAAGAAATAACATTTAATCCAGAGTTTTTGACAGAAGCTGATTCAAAAGAAGAATTTTGTAATCAAAAGTTTGCTATATTTGGTGGAGCTAATGCTAGGTATTGGTATTCAATATATATGAACGCTGGTATAAGAATGCATTCTGTTAAATTTACTTCTATGTTAAATGCGTGTTATGCAAAGTATGCCATTAATAGTTTCCTTGCAACCAAGGTTGTATTTTTTAATGAGTTATATAATTTATATAATACACATGGTGGAGAGGAATTTGATGAGTTAACAGAGTTAGTAGCTATGGACGAACGAATTGGAAAAAGTCATATGATGGTACCAGGTCCTGATAGAAGATTTGGATTTGGTGGTATGTGTTTTCCAAAAGATACATCTGCATTTATTAAGACCTCTAAAAATAAAGCCACAACACTGCAATTATTAGAAAAAGCCACAGAAATAAATAAAGAATTAAGAGCTGGTATGCTCTGGGCAAAATGAATATAATAATGACTGGCCATCATGGCTATATAGGTTCTCACTTAGCGCCATACTTGGAAGAAAAGGGACATATAGTATATGGTTGGAATGGTGATATAAGAAATTTTAATAGTAGATATGAAAGGTATGGATTTGATATGGTAATCCATTTGGCTGCTTTGACAGGTGTAAGGAAATCAATTGAAAATCCAGAAGAATATTGGGATGTAAATGTCAATGGAACAAGAGCTGTATTTAATTGGTGTAGAGAACGTGATGCAAAATGTTTATATGCTTCCTCTTCAAATGCTATAGAATGGTGGACTAATCCTTATGCTACGACCAAAAAGGTTAATGAACATGATGGAAAAGATTTTGTTGGGTTTAGACCTCATACAGTATATCCAGGTAGAGAGGATATGTTATATGATAGGATGGTTAATTATCCCAGTCATGTTAAATATATTAATGGAAGGCATGAAAGAGATTGGACTCATATAGATGATGTTTGTAGCGGGCTGTTTACTTTGGTTGAAAACTATGATATAATAGTAGGTAAAGTTGTTGATATTGGAACTGGAGAATCTATTAACTTAAAAGAAGTGGCAGCAAAATTAATGCCATACCACACACCGGAAATAAGATTTGAAAATCCACCACATGAACGTATAAGGACATGTGCAGATACAACTATTTTAAACGAATTAGGATGGACGCATGCAAATCGCATTGTTAAATGATACCCATTGTGGTGTAAGAAATAGCTCAAAAATATTCATAGACTTTCAAGAAAGATTTTATTCAGAAATCTTTTTTCCATATTGCAAGACTAATAATATTGAACATATAATACATCTTGGAGATTATTATGACCATAGAAAGTTTGTAAATTTTAAAGCACTTAACGCTAACCGAAAACATTTTTTAGAACCATTAGCTAATAATGGTATGACAATGGATATTATTCCAGGGAATCATGATGTGTTCCATAAAAATACAAATGAACTTTGCTCTCTTAAAGAGCTCTTAGGATACTATACAAAAAATATTAATATTATAATGAAGCCTTCCACATTAAATTATGATGGATTGGATATTCATTTACTACCGTGGATTAATCCAGATAATCATGACCACTCAATGGAATTTATAAGAAAAAATAATGGTATGATGATGGCACATTTAGAATTAGCTAACTTTGAAATGATGAGAGGCATTAAACAATTGCAGGGAAATGGTATGAGTAAAGACCCATTTAAGCATTATGATATAGTTTTGTCTGGACATTACCATGCCTCATCACAACAAGAGAACATAAGATATCTTGGATGTCAAATGGAATTCACATGGGCTGATGCTCATGATGAAAAATATTTCCATATATTAGACACAGATACAAAAGAAATCAAAGCAATACCAAATCCTTTAAGGATGTTTGAGAAAATATATTATGATGATACTACACAAGACTATGAGAATTTTGATATAAATATATGTACGAACAAATTTGTTAAAGTCATAGTGGGTAATAAGTCGAACCCATTTATGTTTGATAAATTTATAGAACGAATATCAGAGCTAAAGACACATGATTTAAAAATAGCTGAAAATTTCTCTGAATTCTTGGGTGAAAATGTAGTAACCAATATAGAAGAAATAGAAAATACGACTGACTTAATGGCAAGCTATATAGATGGTGTGAACACTGATTTAGATAAAGGGAAATTAAAAACCCTTATGAATAGTCTATATAACGATGCCTTAGATATGGAGATACAATAATGAAACAACAAATAAGACACAGATTAGCATGGGCGGCTTTAGCCGTTGCTGTAGGAGTAATACTGTTTGCAAGTGGATGTTCAATGTTAGAAGAACAGATGGCTAGTATGCAATCAGCATTAGGTTTTGCTGGCGATAAAGAAATTATAGAATGTACAAGCAATACGGAGACTGGATGCGAAGGCTGGGTAGAGAGCGAAGCGACGACAACGAATTAGATATAGAAGCAAACAAGCTCCTTTGGGGTATATATCAATTTACAATTACATTAATTATTATAGCTCTTATAGCATGGCCGATATCCAAAGTATGGAGTGCTATAGGAAGTTCAGAAGAAGTATGGACAGATTTTAGTCCTGAGACTCCAACTGAAATGGCTGAATATATTGAAAGAAATGACGAAGAAGAAAAACTCGACAAAGATAAATACCGGGTTTATTTTGAAGACAAAGAATTAGTAATTATGGTGCTTGGTGGACTTGAATGGTGGAAGAAAAAATGCGGAACACTATCAGGCACCGGTGAATATTTTATGAATTTAGCCATTGAAAAACATGGTATAAATACAGATGAACTAATAGATAATATGACTTTTCAAACCGGTCATTTTGCTGCAGCACTATATAACGATTGTGATATATTCTTAGAGCAAACAAAAAGTATTGGTTTAGATATGATGCTTATGAAAACCCCACAGGAGATTCAACTTGATACAATTCCAGAAGTTAGTATATAAGAACTTTCTATCTACCGGAAACAATCCCATAACAATTCAATTAAATAAGAGTAAATCTACTCTTGTTGTAGGCACCAATGGGTCCGGTAAGTCCACAATACTTGATGCATTATCTTTTGCATTATTTGGTAAGGCACATAGAAATGTTAATAAAAATGGATTAATAAATTCCGTTAATGGAAAAGGCTGTGAGGTATCAGTAGAGTTTGAGACAGCTGGTCATAACTTTAGAGTGGTACGAGGAATTAAACCAAACATATTTGAGGTATGGCAGAACGATAAGATGATAGACCAGACCAGTTCAGTACGCGACTACCAAAAATTTCTAGAACAAAATATACTGAAACTAAATCATAAAAGTTTTCACCAGATTGTAGTTCTTGGTTCAAGCAATTTTATACCCTTTATGCAATTAAGAACTCATGAGAGGCGATTAGTAATTGAAGATTTGTTAGACATTAATATATTCAGTAAAATGAAACACGTATTAAAAGCAAGGACATCTACTATACGTGAAAATGGTAAAGGTTTAAAGATATCTGTAGATGCTCAAAAAGATAAAATTGGATATCAGAAAAAACATCTTAACCAATTAGAAACAATTAATGAAGAAGCAAAAAAATCCTTTGATGAAGAAATTAAAGACTGTCAAGAAAAACTTAAAGCTTTAAGATTAGAATTAGAAAAATATCCATACGGACTTGAACAAAAATTAAAAACTTTAAGAAATATGAAAGATGAGTTAACTACTGAAAAGGGTAAGTGTAATCATGTTATGAAACACCTTGTTGATACAGCTAAGTTTTTTGAGAATAATGATGATTGTCCAACATGTACTCAAGA